TTTTATACTATACATGAAGTCCACGTTGATCTTGACCTTGAGGGATTTGAGGATCTGGACGAGATGGGTGAGCCTACAGGTATCCGCTTGCCGTATATCGTCACTATGGACGCTGATTCGGGACAGATTCTCTCGTTAGTACGGAACTATCGTGAGCAGGATCCGCTTCGTCGCAAGCGTGATTTCTTTGTTCACTACAAGTTTTTGCCGGGCTTTGGGTTTTACGGGTTCGGTTTGTTGCACATGATTGGGGGGTTGAGCCGTGCTGCGACATCTATTCTCCGTCAGCTTATCGACGCTGGCACGTTATCGAATCTACCGGGCGGCTTTAAGGCACGGGGCGTTCGTATCCGGAATGATGATGAGCCTGTTAATCCGGGTGAGTTCCGCGATCTTGATGTTCCCGGCGGTGATATTCGCAATGCTCTTATGCCACTCCCATACAAGGAGCCTTCTGGCACGTTGGCTCAACTACTCGGGGTGGTCGTTGATTCAGGCCGACGCTTTGCACAAGTTGCAGACACAAAGGTCGCGGATGTCAACTCACAAGCTCCCGTGGGAACAACAGTAGCACTGATCGAGCAAGGCTCGAAGGTTATCTCGAGCATTCACAAACGTCTGCATTACGCTCAGAAAGCTGAGTTCCGTATGCTGGCGGAAATCTTTGCTAACAACCCTATGCCGTATCCGTATCAGGTTGGTCCGAACATCAACCCGCAGATTATGGCGCAGGACTTTGACGGGCGTGTAGATATTCTCCCAGTCTCTGACCCGTCAATCTTTTCTATGGCGCAGCGCCTGTCTTTGGCACAGACACAGTTGCAGCTTGCACAGGCCGCGCCGCAGATGCACAACCTGTATGAAGCCTATCGGCGGATGTATGATGCGCTGGATGTTAAGAACATCGACGCTATTCTGCCGGCACCACAGCCACCACAGGCGATGGATCCAGCAATGGAAAACTCGATGGCGCTCAAGGGTGTTCCTAGTCAGGCTTTCAAGGAGCAAGATCACCGTGCCCACATTCGTGTGCATGCGTCATTGATTCAGTCTCCTGCCATTCAGGCGAACCCGCAAGCCTTTGGTATATTGCAAGCGCACGTTCAGGAGCATGTGGCTTTGTTTGCCCGTGACATTGTAGAGGCTGTATTAAAGAACGGTGTGGATCAGGCGCAGATGGCTGGTGAGCCGGTTCCTCAGATTGATCCGACTGTGGTTGACGCGATGATTGCCCAGCAGATTGCTGAGACACTTGAGCAGTTGGCACCACTGTTGATGCCTCCGCAGCAGCCAGACCCGCTGGTAGCAATTCGTCAGCAGGAGTTGCAGAACGATCAAATGGAAATTCAGCGCAAGATGCAGAACGACCAGATGGATTATCAGATGGATCAGGCCAAGATGCAGCAGCAAATGAATTTGGCTATGCAGCGGCTGAATGCACAGATGGATGTGGCAGAGCAGCGTAACGATGTGAACGTGTATCGTATTAATACGCAGGCTGAGTTAGCTCGTGATAGGAACCGTGGACAGTGATTATGTGGGACATGCACAACCGCACGACTAAAGAGCAGGCCAAGGAGAACCGTAAGAAATGATCCAAGCACTGATAGGTCCGGCGACCGAATTAATTGGTAAGTTCGTCGAGGACAAAGACCAGAAGAACAAGCTGGCGCATGAGATTGCCACTATGGCGGAGCGTCACGCACAGGACTTAGCTAAAGGTCAGCTTGAAATCAATAAGATGGAGGCGCAGCACCGGTCTATTTTTGTGGCGGGCTGGCGGCCCTTTCTTGGCTGGGGCCTGAGCTTTGCAATGATATGGCACTTCGTTTTGGTGCCTATGGTTACGTTTGGTTTTGCGTATGCAGGTATAGAAGCCCCTGATCTACCAGCGTTTGATATGGACTCACTAATGACTGTGCTGATGGGTATGCTCGGTTTGGGAGGACTCCGTACTTTTGAAAAGGCTAAGGGTTTAACAAAATGACTGAAAAAAACAACAAGTCCGGCGCTACTATGGTCGCTGGTACAGCGGCAGCAGCCGCAGGTGCTACTGCTTTAGCAAATAAAAAGTCGCCTAGACAAAAGCGAAGTGCAGAACTTCAGAAAAAAGAGAAGGCGCGAGTACAGGTTAGAAAAGACAAAACTGTTTCTACGCGGAATCAAGCTAACACAGCTACTGCACAAAATAAGCTGGAAAGATTGCAGAACATTAAGCCCTCTAATCTTAGCGACCGTGATAAGCTAGCTCGTAAAGCCCTTATACAAGAACAAAAAAGTGTTATAAAAGGCGCAGCAAAAAGCACCGCAAAGGACATAGCAAAAAGAGTCGGCCTTCGTTCGGTTCCTGTGTTAGGCGCTTTTTTATCGGCATTTGAATCCACCCCGGCGTATGGGCGTGGTGGGTCACATAGAAAAAAGAAATGAGCAAGACGTTACTGGAATACAAGATCATACCACGGGGTATGATGATTGCGTTTACGTTTATGGCTTGGAACGTGTGTGACTGGTTTATGAGTTTGGGCGCTGCTGCCACTACGCAGCAGACAGCTTTTGTATCGACGATTGTGGGCGCTGCTACTGGCGCTTTTGCTGTATGGATGTCACATGAAGGAAAATAAAAGTCCGTGTGTTGGCATTTGTGTATTAGATAAAGAACGTGTAAGATGTATTGGCTGTGGTCGTACCATAGACGAGATCATTAACTGGGGAAAGAAATGGCAAGACCAAGATTAAATCAGTTTGCAGACGATCTCGGTATTAGTCGTTCATCCGCACAGAAGCTTATGAAGAAGGCCCGTGGTCGTAAAGACGGCGGGTCAGAGACATTGGAGAAATATATGTCTGAGAAAAAGTACAAAGGCCCGATGCCAAAGACTCGTTCCGGTGAAGATGACACCGATTATAATATGCGGTTCAAAGAAGCGCGGGCCGCGCATCTTCGTCGTAAACAAAAGAAAGAAATGGAAGAAGGCGTTAAAGCCAATAACGGCAAGTATATGTCTTGCGGTGGAATGCGTAAGGCCGTCGGCGGCGGGAAGTTCACTGGAGTTTACTAATGGGCAACTGGAATCAAGATAATTCCAGCTTCACTGATGAGGATATGGATCAATCCTTGGAGCAGGACAAGGCTGCGGCTGCGTTCGAGGCTTCTGGAGGAAATATCGGCGGGTACACCTTTGGTGACAATTATCTTGGTGACGGAAACTACAGCCCTAAAGTAACCGATATCGCTACAGCTAGATCAAACATTTCAGGACTTCAAGATTTTTATTCTGGTGCTCTTCCTCAAAGCACCTACAACGGTATTATGGGGATCACTCCTAAAAACCCGTATGGGCATCAGGGTTTTTTCTCACGGGTTCTCGGTATCGATCCCAGAAACATTGACTACGCGACTGGTCCCGGCGGAATTGGTTACAAAAACGCTGCCAAAGTAGCTCAGAAAAAATATGAAAGATACACCAACTGGTCGGGCCAGAACCCTCAAGCACAAAAGCAGGCTTTTGGTTCTTTGTTCGGAAACCCTGTGGGTGAGATAACTGTTCAAGGTCCTGTAGCACAACAAGTAAATCTTGAAAACGTCCCTATTGGAGATGCTCTGGCTGTTCAAGCTGGCTCTCTCGCCCTTGGTCCTTTGGGGTATGGTCTAATGAGTATGGCTGATCCGTTCTCGACTTATGTTCCAGCGGGTTCAAAAGCATATAATGAGCAATTTGACCCAGCTATTAATGAGGATCTTCCTACCTCTGTTATGGGGCAAGCAGCCTCAAGAACCGGCCTTGGTATTTCATCACTGGCTGATTCTATAAAGGATTATTTTTCACCAAGCACACCAGCACCAACCCCAACGCAGATTGGTTCGGTGACACCGTCACAGTATGAAACCCGCGCCGACATTATTGCAAGAACAAGTCAGCACCCACTAACAGGAGAGACAACAGGTTCTCTTTTCTCAAGCAGGCCACAAAGTCTGCCAGCAACCGGAACTCCAACAGGAGTTGGTATGACGGTTAACACAGAGTTCGGGCCGATGTCCGTTCCAGAGTCAACTATGAGTGTTGCTGGGTACAATGAGCTAAGTCCAGTAGAAAAAATGGCTGTTCAATCTGCTATACAGGAAACCAAACCGCAAGCCTCGGTTGAAACTCAGCAACTTGCAGGAAGTTTTTTTGACAGCTTGTTCAGGGATCCAATGATTTCTCCAGAGACTAGAGAAATATTAAAAGAAAAAGGTATGACAATAGACGACCTGTTTGCTCCTAAGACACCGACACCAGAACCAGAGAAGCCAG